AGTACCCAGAGCAGTGTTGGTTGACAGCAAGCCACCAGCAAGTGATGCGTCATCAGCACCAGCAATGCCAGCACCGTCAGCAATTGCTTGCAGGACGTTGAAGTCGTACTTACGCTTCAGTGAGTATGCACCTGAAGAAGTAGCCAGTGCCTCAAAGTTAACATGAGACTGACGCTCTTCGATGTCATCGATCTTGAATGCGAAAGCGTTAGCTTGGTCAACAACCATAGTTGTTTGGTCGTCAGCCAAGTCTTGTGGATTAACCACTGAACCGCGTGAGTATGCGGATACAGTGATTGTTGGTTCTTTGATGATACGAACCGTATCGCCGTAGTTCTCAATTTCGCCAGCGTAGTCGGTATTTGTGATGTCTTCAGCAACCGAAGCGCGACGGAAAAACTTGAGAACTTTTTGGCTGAAAATTTCCGGTGTAAAGTTACCGGAAGGCAGGTTATTATAACCAGCAGCGCGATTAAAAGCCATTTGCTTTTCCTTCCTTCATTTTGAGGTTTAAGATTGATAGTCGATTCGCCCTTCAGCCCGTGCAGCGTCCAATTCAGCTTCGTGCTTTTCGAACTCCCACGGTTTCATCTTGGCGATTTGTGAAGCTTTCCAAATTCTTTTATCTCCTGTTGCTTCAGACGAAATGTCTTTTGCTTTAGAAGATCTAACTGCAGTAGCTGCAGCTTCGTTAGATTTGGATTGTTTCTTTTTTGAGATACCTTGATCTGCTTTGTACAAATCTAGAACTCGTGAGGCCCAACGAGCATCAGTATTGTTTTTGTAAATACCGTCAGAAATGCTTTCTGGTTGCTCTTGTAGCCAAGTCAGGAATTTCTCATCTGTTTTGATTTCGTCAAAATCTGGATGATTCCTTGTTAGTTCACGGTACGCAGCTTGAACCGTTGTTTCCTTTTCACGTTCCCGCAAAGTTTCTATTTCTTGTTCTAGGGAAGATGACCTTTCTGCAGCTTTCATCGAAGCAATTGTTTCGACTACACCGTATACATCTGGGTATTCTTCTTTGAACTTTTCTAGTTCCTCTGCAGTTTTCGGAAGAGAAATTCCTTGTTGTGGTGCTTGCGATATTGCAGCTTCCAACTCTTTTTCTCGTTCCTTGAAGCTTCGAACTTTATCATCGTAGTGCTTTTTAAGATCATCGTACCGTTTCTTGTAGTCGTGATCTGATGTATCTTGCTTTGCCTCTACAAATGATTCGTTTGATTCTTGTTCTTCAACTTCTTCTTGTTGGGCTTCTACTTCAGTGGTTTCTTGATCGTCGTCATCGTACACTTCTTCTCTGTACTTACCACGATAAAGTGTTTCACTATTGATTGTCCCAAAGGAATCATTGGGTTTATTTGCGCGGTGACCGCGTACTTTTTTTGCCATTTTATTTACCTCATGTTGCGGGGCTACATGGCTGTAGGTAGCCGCTCCGGTTGTGTCGGGGCCACATTATTGTGGGTAGCCGACGGATCTCTTACGGAAACTCTCGTGTTATAAACGTGCGGTAAAACTCATGTCCGCCAAGTTCCGTAGAAAATTCTAAATCTTTTGATTCGCGCATCCATTGACTAGGTGCGTCTTTGCGTGTGTAAAATACTGTTCCGACAGGAAGCCTACGATTGCCTTCCGTTTCTGGATCTAAAACATTTTGGGCTGCTGCTGCTGCCTTTGCCAAACCTTTACTTGCCAAACCCTTCTTTACTTCTTTTGCACGAGCAAACAAGGTAGACGGTTCTAAGCCAGAAAAATGAAATGCACCACGTCTAGTTTGTTTTAAAAGCGCATCGTCTAAAGTTTTTATATCTTTAAAGTCGTAATAGTCAGATGCCATACGATTCTGTACTACTTCACCGATTGCTTCCATACTTTCGATAGGGTCGGTTGTTGATTGTGTTTCTGTAAGGAACAATACAGTCAGTTTATCTTCATCAGAAAGACCCTTGATAAACTCTTTAATTTGACTCCGCTGTGGTTTCTTTTTTGCAAACTTACTAAGTTTAGAAATCAACTCATCGGATACTGGTGCGTAGTCTTGCATAGGTATATCGTCACCTACGTCTTGTACTTCCATACCTTGTTCTAAAAAACCCCCTTCGTTTAAACCGACGCCACCACCATACTTGGCTTGTCTACGCTTTACTTCAAGTTTGCCTTTGTTGTTTAGTTTGTCTAGGAAGCCTTTGCCCTTCATCTTTTCGATTTCAGCAACTACTTCTGGTTCTATATGACGTTCACCGTCAGAAAGTGCAACATCTACCATAGGGGCATCTTTGGGTTTCTTTACCTTTTTTTGCGCCTTTGCAACTAAGCTGTCTAACATACCCTCGTATTTTTCATTGGTAGGTTGGTTTACAATGAATGAACCTTCCTTGACGCTGGTATGTCTGTTATCTGCAATAGATTCTTGTTCGGTTACGGAATCTGGGTCTTTGTTTACGAAGCCGTTGGTTACATCGCCGCCGGGAGCATATCCGACGCGACCACCCATTGCTCTACCTGCGCCATAGCCACCTTCATCGGGATCTCCACCATAACCCATACCGCCGTCGCCGCTGCCGCTGCCTTTACCTAATGAACTATCATCAAACGAGGGACCGCTGGTGACTGATCCACTTTGCTTAACTTGGCTATCAGCAGTGTTATCATGCGGACTACCCTTGCCACCACCAGCACCCCATCCTGTATCCGGCGAATACATTTCAAACTGCCCTGATGGAGTTGTATGAAAATAGAATCCCGCATTTTCTAGTTTCGCTTTGCTAGTTCCCGGCATCATACCACTAAAAGCATACCCCGACATTGGACTGGTAACAGGTGCCCAGTTACCGAATTGATCGTAGCTACCTACTATACTTCCGGGTACTCCGCCGGGGCCTTTATCATCTGCAAAGCTTTGAAAGGATGGTGTTGCAGCAAAATTAGGACCGAAGGGATCTATACCTAACAGAGTGGCAACATTATTTTGAATTTCTGTTTGTTTATAAACCGACTGCCCCGGATCGAATCCTAAATTAAGAGCCTCAATAGGACTACGTAATGTAGGTTTATTTGATAAAAGAGACGTAACTAAAGCATCTTCGTATGCTTCTTGATCTACGTTTGTAAAGCTTCCTACATTACCGCTTAAAGTGTAGCCTTCTATATTAAAACCCAACGACTCTAAAACGATGCCACCAATCGTTGTATCAGTAGGTTGAACACCGACCATTTGGTTTCCCATTAAGGCTGTACTATATCCGGGAAAACCAGCAACCGACATTTCAGCAAGGTTCATCAAGTTTTCCTTGCTCATTTTAGCACCCAAGCCCATAAGACCACTCATTAGAGGCGGCATCATCATCTTTACAATTCCGGGAGGGCCGGATGCTCTAACAGTTCCCGTCAATGGATCTAAAGCTGTAGGAACACCAAATTTTTCTTCAACTAGCTTTGAGATTTGTTTATTTATTTTGCCCTGTATACCTGTTGTTACAGCTTTACTACCCGGCGAGGTACTAGAAGAAGGGCCATCTTCGCCACCATAATCTACGCTTTCATCGAAGGATGCTTCAGGTATTTCTGGCTGTTCTACTGTAGGGGCCGGAGTACCAATAGGATATTGAAAGTACCCTCGTTCCATATCATCAAACGGGGATGGAACGTACTCAGCCTGTCCTAGCGCATACGAGCCGTAATGTCGGCCCATAAGGTTATACACATAGTTTTCTACTACAGGATTTGTCATTATCAGGTAATATCCTTCGCAGCTACGGCTGCTTCGTAGTCTTGTTTCAAGCCTTTAAGCGTTTCCAGTGAAGTTATCTTCCCCTGCAGCCGGAACACTTCCAATTCCGATCTGGCCCCCACCAACGCCCGAAGCGTCATCTGGATTTGCTCCTGCAGGTACATCTCCAGACTGTCCCATGCTTCCTTGTTGGTTACCAGCGGACTGATCTTCCGGGCTTCCTGCTTGTTGAGCATTTGCTAGTCCTTTCAGCATTTCAGCAAAAATTTGTGCTTCGCTAACGTCGTTGACCAAGCTGTCAGGGTCGATGTCCTGTGCGATTGCAAGTTCACGCATCAAGTTAGGTATCTTGATGAATGGTGCCAGCATGGGGTTGGATACGGTCTGTAGCAGGGTGGTTAGTCGCTGGCTACGAACCTCTTTTTGCATCACGGCAGCAACACCGCGAGGTTTGATTTCTAAGTCGCCTTCGATGTCAGGCGCAGTCTCATTGAACTGCATGTTCCACTGGAAATACGCTTCACCTAGTGGCTTTAACAGTGCATCGTCGATGTTCTTAATTACAGTCTTTAAAGATAGGCTTGCACCACCTAACAGCATAGACAAACCGGATGCTGTGCGGCCTGTACCACTAACGCCTGTTTGACCGTGCATGATAGAAGGTAAACCAGTTTCTTCGTCAGCAAGTTGTCGGCTAATCTGATACATCTGAATGTTTTCAGGTGCCGTGTTAGGAAACTTGATGCCGTTTACTGCAGTACCTGTTACCCCAGATTGGCGGCGAAAAATCTTACCGGGGAATATATCCATGTTTTGACCGGGAACCAAGCTTGCTTCGTCTACGTCAAGAACCAAGTTGCCAGCAAGAGCCAAGTTGTCGATTGCCATCCGAACGTGACCGTTCATCAGCATCTGTGCATCTTCCATGTTTTCTGCTACGCCAACACCCCAGATTTGATATGGGTTGATTTCGTAAGGAAACACGTTGAATGGGATACGGGCAGGTGTAAACGGATTTAGTACACACCGAATAACTTCGTTACCACAAACCCAAACGTTAACTTGGATTTGATCCATTGGCCCCATGTTAGATGGGACTTCCATACCTGCTTGATCGGCAAACTGTGCGTCTAAAACACCCCAGTATTCTAGTACTTCAAAGCGATTCTCTTGATAGTACGCCTCAGTCTCATCTTCGCGGATAGTATCTTCAAAGTACTTATCCTCGTAGTTAGAACCTTTAGCGATTACATCTTCAATTGCATCTTTGTAAAAGTACGGATGGTTGATAAGGTTACGAAGCTGCTGTTTGTTCATGCGGTGACGTTGAATAACGTACTCGCAATCTTCTACGCCTACAGCAGACGGATCTGGATAAAAGTCCCATACAGAAACGTGCTCAATACGTGGCACTACTTTCTCGTAGGGGTTATATACACGATTACCTTCGTCGTCTTTTTCCCATTTGTGGACACGCTTATAAAAGTTAAACGGTCCTTTGATGATGCCTGTGCCTAAAAGTGCCGATTCAAATATGCCGCTACGAAACACGTTTATAGCGTTCGTATCTAAAAGTTGATCGTGGATCATCTTTTCCATCTTGAGTGCTGCACGTTGTGCAGGAGATATCTGGGCTTCTCCCATCAAGGCAGGACCGGGACGAATAGGTGCCCCGTTATATCTATCCTTCGAACCACCTAAGTAATCCATAGATGGTTTTGCTTCTAAAGCCCCCGGACCAAAATCCCGTCCATCTCCGGCGTATCCATACGGATCTTCCTGTGGAATGAGATCGTCTAAGGGCGTTTGCAAATGTGCAAATTCAGCGATACCTTCTGGTACTGGGGTAGATTCCACAACTAAGGGAAACTTCTTGTTGGCAAAAAGAATATCAATGATCTGACCGTACGCTGCAAGAACTTTCGTTTTAGTAATCTTTATGAATACCTTTGACCGTTCGGTTTCACGATACTGAGTTGTAGAATCGTAAATACCACGAAAGTTTTTGTACGCCTTTAGCCAGCGTTGTTCGTAAGCATACCGACCATTTTCGGCATCTTCGAACTTTCTTTTGATATGACCAACAAGACCCGGTAACCCCTCTTCAGGGTTGTGGACTGCTACCTGAGTATCATCAGGTGGTTGAAGGAAATTTTCAGACATCTGATTTTAGTAGTCGCGTTCTTCAGCCATTTTCATCACTGAAGGATCAACTGCTTTTTTTGTCATCTTCTTTGGCATGTCTTCAGTCAAAACACCTTGCTTTGCTTTGGTGTCGAACTCAAGACCTTCCCGATACAGTTTGTTGCAGCCCATCATGTCATCAACGCCAGTCTTGTCGCTGTTCATAATGTAGGCTGGACCCATATTCATGTTCATGATTTAGTCTCCCAATTTATGGTGTGTAGGAAATGAAGCCTGTTGCTTCGGTGCCAGAACGAGAAGCTTCTCTCGCTTGGCTCAATCTTTCTTGGTTAGAAAGAAAAGAGGTTGGTACATTTTGTACAGCATCTGGAATGCGTACAGGTGCAGCAGATGTTTGATCAGTAAATAGTTCTGGTTGATCAGCCATAATCCGTTCAATAGGACGGGCAGAACCGGGATCTGATACCGGAGAAGCCATAGATTGCCCCGCCGCAATAACATCGCTAGGTGCAACTGGAAGAAACTCTGTAGCCCCCGCTACCGCCCCTGCCGTTTTTGCAACAGGACTAGGTAGACCTAACGCCTCTGCTTGTTGCGTCACTGCACTGTACGTCTGTTCTGCAGCAATAGCAGCACCAGCATAAGGAATTGCAGCAATACCCTTCTTAACTGGAGGTGGAACCTTGCTATACATATCCCCGATAAATTTTAGGGTGTCCTTATATCGTGCAGTGCTATCTGCAGCAGCCTGTGCAGCTTTTTCTTCTTTCTTTAGCAGACGTGCTTCGCTCAGTTTAGCTTCTGCTTCTGCAACCGTTGAAGCGTTTTCACCCCGACGGATTATAGCTTCATCTCTAGATTCTAATTTTTGCTGTGCAGCTAGTTCGGCTGTGGCTGCAGCCTCTGCAGTCTTTGCTGCCCGAAGCTGTTCGCCCTGTGCAATCTCTTCGGGTGTCGCTACTCTAGTATCTACAGGTGCGCCAGACGGACGTGCAAGGGCTTCTGTTTCTGGATAGTCTGCGTTAAAATCCTCAGGCAGATCTAAGCGAAGTGCTTCCCCTAGTCCTTTTGCATCAGAAGCACCGACAGCATCTGCCATCATCTTTTCGTAGGCAAGAAGTATTTCGCCGCGCTGTTGTAAGCCACCAATGTCTTCTACATCAGTATAGTAGCCTGTCATAACTTTGTCAAGTAAGCTATCACCTCCACCTTTGTGGCTGATAATTTCACTTGCTAAGTCAGGACGACCAAGTTGGTTTGCAATAGCAGAAGCAGTTATACGTCGTAGATCTGTATAACCAGAAGGTTTAGTTAGTAGTTTGTCCAAAACTTCTTTCGGTATCTTTGGAAAAACGTGCTTCTTTAAGGCTGCAGATATCTTTCCTGTAGACATGTCTGGAAAGAGTTCGCCCGTATCTCCTGCAGCGTCAAAACGACGATCTAATATTGCGCGAAGAACGGGACCTGCAGGTTTGTCTGGCCCTTTTCCTTTACGACCCCCGCCTGTAGCTACTTCTGGATCACGAGCGATACCTGCTTCTCTGTCGTAGTATGGACGTGCAGGACTAACTCGTACTGCAAGGTCGCGGCTTGTACGCATACCTGCTAAGTCTTCTCCACGATAGCCAAGAAGGGACGCCATAACAGCATCCCTTGTAACTGGATCAGGAATATCGCCTATGCCTTCCAAAACCGACTGGAGAACTTCTGGCGGTATGGCACCTTTTGCAAGTTTGCGGGTGCCTTTTGCAGCACCTGTACGAGACAGCTTTAAGTCGGTTACGTTTGTTGTCGCTGTTCTAAACGGGCGAACAATATTCTTTCGTATATCGTCGCCAATACCGCCCGTCGGTGACTTAGACAATTCTTCAAATGAATCGAACGGCTGGTCTAAATCGATTTCTTTTTTAGATAGCTTTGCAAGGTTGTTTGAAATGCCCAAAGTATTACGGGCAGGACCAATTACCTCACGAGAAAATGCAGTATTAAACTTGTTGTAAAATTCTTTTGTATCGTCTAGTTCAGCAAGAAGGGGTTCGTTAGGAACACCGTCGTTGTACATCTTTGCAATAAAAGCATCACGGATAGTATAGTTACCCGTGTCGATACGCTGCTTCACTTCTTCTAGGGAAGGGATGTTACCATCAGGAAACAGGTTTGTTTGTACCTGACGAAAAGCATCTACAACCTTTTGTTCGTTTTTGGTTAGTTGTGCCATAGATTAGTATCCGAATACTTCGTCTTGTACTTTGTACACGTGATTTTTGATTGCGCCTAATTGTGAGTGTATAGAAGCGTAGCCAGACATACGTGTCATTACCATGTAGCGTAAAGCATCGTATGCGTGATCTTCAGCCTTCGTGTCTACGTCTTCGCTATTCGTCTTAGATAGAGGTATTCCCGCAAGCTGCTTAATGGTATGCTGGCAGGTAGAAAATACTCGTAAGCGTGGTTCTTCTGTGTACGGGTCATTGCTCAGTCTCCTATGAACTTCCATCTTACCTTGAATACGGTTTCTGTCTGATGGTGTCCAACGTACACCACAACGCATCATTGTCTCTGCTATGGATGGGCCGAAACCTGTTTTGTTCCAGCAAGACGAATCGAGTACGGTGTAATGAGGTAGCGGGTCGAGTTCTTCTGCTTCTAGTATTTTACTAGCTAAATCTTCCGCTGTCAAGTGTTTTGCATATAATTCACGATAAACCCAAATATTATTATCCCAGTCAATAGCACCCCACAGAACTGCAGACGGGGACGAATAGCCATAGTCCGCTGCTCTAATGCGAGGCCAATTGGTAGGTAATTCGAAAGGTTCGACAACGTGTCTACTCCGTGAAAACTCTGGGAAGGCCGCTCCCTCTGCCACATCCCAATCCCCCTCTAGAAGTCTCTTCCGCTCAACTTCTGGGAGCGAACGCAACATGGCTTCGTATTGTCCGTCTGCCATGAGGTGGGGATTATCAGTCAACCGTGCAGGAACAAACTTGCGGTAGAACAACGGCTGACCTGCCTTCTCGTGACCGTTAGGCCACACAAAGGGCTTCATTGTATCTATGTCGTATGCGGGAAACGCTTCGTTTTCTGTGCGTGAGTCGATGTACATCTTCTTAACCCACCAGCCACCGACACCGCCGGGGTTGGCTGTACAACGCATATATAGATTTTTTTGAAGTTCGGGATCTGTGGAACGTAGTCTAGAACGTAGGTAGTCCCAGACGTAAGGAGTTGGGTATTGTGTAATTTCGTCGATACCTATCCAGTTGAAAGCTTGCCCTTGAAAACGGGTAACGTCCTTGTCTCTGTCTAGGTAGGTAAACCAAATCGTGGCACCCGACGGGAATACCCACGTTGATTTTGATTCACGGAACTTTGCTCCGGGAAACGCCTTTGTATATAACTGGCGTGATTTATCTATGAGTTCGGTTAATTCGTCGAGGGTGCGTCTTAGGAGAAGACCCCGGTGATTAGGGTTGTGGCAATAACGTAAGGGATCAGCAAGTAGAGCAAACGACTTACCGCCGCCAGCCGCTCCCCCGTACAATACATCTTGTTCACCTGCCGAAAGAAACTCTTCTTGAGGACCGGGATTAGCTTGGAAAACAACTTCAGAATCACCCACAAGGTCGGAAACGGATGGGGGTAAAACGGCGAGATCTCCCTCGTCGATGACGTTTGTTCCTTTTCCAGTGACTCCCTTTTCAACTCTTCCAATTGTTTCTTCCAGCTTTCGGGCATAACTTCTTTGTGCTTCCGCTTTCTTTGTAGCTTGTGTAGCTTTCTTCTTTGCAGCCCGTAGACGCTTCTGTGCCCCACGACGGGCACGTTCAGCGGTGGATAGCTGATAGGTTCGTTTCTTCTTTGGTGCGTCGGTTTCAGACAAGGTTAGTCTTCTTGTGCCTCAACAGAATTTTCAGCACTAGAAGCAGCCATACGTCCTCTGTGGCGTAGCATATATCTATCTCTGTGCATCTTTATATTACTATGTAAGCGTGTTTCTGGATCTTTGTAAGCTTCCATAGCTTCTTTATACAAATCATCGTATTCCATAGCTTTTATGCCTTATAGTTTGCTTTGCGTCCGCGACAGGCTTTGCCGCCACCTGCCATAGCTTTTCTTTTTGGTTTCGCTGTACCACCGTATTTCATACCTTCTTTGTTTGAATTTACTTTCTTCACAACACTTAGGGTAATTTTATCGTAGGGATCATACTTACTACTGATGGCACCACTCATATTTGCTTCGTTCAAGTCATTTAAGTATCCAGCAATTTGTTCATCAGATAAATCTTTTCCACTCAAAAGCGCATCTTCTGCAATTCTTGCTCTGGCACCTAGCATTTTGCTTCTTTGTTGTTCTACCATTGTCTAATCCTATCCGTCTATAACGACTTCTTTCTTCGGTGGCAACAGGACTACGCCGTGTACTGCCGTTACGTTGTGGTTGATTTGTTCCTGCTTTGCTACGCCGACGCGGTTGAGTAGCGATTCGGCAGCTTTGAGGCGCAGGTCGTCACCTCTTTCCGGGGCGGGGTTATCTATCGTCTGAATCACACGGTTAGCTGCCTTCATTGCGTTGGTAGCTAAGATGGTTTTGGTGCGTTCGATGATTTCATCTGCAAGGGTAGACTTGAGCCACGCTGCAGATCCACGTGAATATCCAGCATCTATAGCGGCAGCAGTTACCTGACCGCCATTTTCAAATAGCAACTCTAGGAACCGCTCCTGTTGTTGGGTCAAGTCCCTTTTTTTGTGTGTCTGGGGAAGTAGATTCATCGTTATTTTCCGAAACCGACTTGCAACGCCACTTCACATCTACAGGAAATAGCTGTTGTGATACCACGAATTCTTCCATTTCGGATATTCGTGCTTTGCATTGCTGTTCGGTGGGGTAAGGACCGCGTGTATCTCGTATTTCTACACACATGTCTGGTGAAACCGACAAGCAGACAAGTAACCAAGCTTCTAACATGTCGATTTCCTGTTGTTTATTGATGTGGGAAGGTAGTTTGTAGCCTCAATCGCCCAATGTCAAGGGTTTTCTACTGGTTTTTGTCGGGATGTGCTAAATAAACCTTGCCCCACAACACAAGTATAGCCACTATATGTATGTAAGTCAACAGGAATATCCATGCAGGTTACTTTTTTTTGATAAAAAAATAAATTTGGATACGATTTTGGTTGACAAATCGGAAAATTACCTATACAATGAGGTTAAGACCCTCAGGGAAATAACCCATTACCCCCCAGCTACCCCTACACGTCGGTTTCATACCCCTTCGGATACCCCGTTGGGGTCTTTTTTTGCCTAAATCACAGGGAACCCTCCCCTACACGTCGGTTTCATCCCTGCCGGGGCACCCCTACACGTCGGTTTCATACCCATATCGGTAACCCCCAAAATATAAAATTGCTGTCGAGATTGCATACAGGTACGGGTACCCCCCGGGTGGCCCTTACGACCCCCATAGAGTTGCTCCCCATTGCCAATGCCGTGGATTGACACCGACAGACAAACCGAAACAAACCCGCCGGATAATCCCGCCCGTATATCTGCGCGAATTCCTGTATTTTTTTACAAGGGCTGACAGTTTGTTGTATCGAAAACCCACAAGGGAAGCTGTCAAGGTCAACATAACACACAAAACAAACACACCCGACGCTGGATTTATCCCGCAATATCAAACCGCAAAGCCTACATTTAAGACACGGGCAAAAAAGAACCCCGCCGGACTAGCCAGACGGGGTCAAGTGGGAGGAATACGGGTCGGTTTCAGTTGTCTAGATCATGCTTTGCAAGATCCCATAGTGCCGCAAATAGGCACCAGCAAGCAATCAAAACCCATGCCAGCAACACCAGCATTACAATATGACTAGCTGGCATCATCTTGGCCTTTAACGGTAAGATTTAGACGGGCAACGGTGCGTGGGTTGTCGCTGGCAAACGTGTAATGGTCAAACCCGATAGACCGCAAAACTGCTTTTAATGTTTGCGCCTGTGCTTCTAAGGCTTCGACTGATTGCAAGATTAAAGCTTGTTCGTCGGTGGTAATCACAACCATGCGCTTGGCGTCGCTGTTAAAATCTTCCTTGTTGATTGATATTGTGGTTTTCATCTCGTCGGTTCCTTCTCGTTGGTTTCAAGGTTAATGGGGCAAGATTGCCCTGCCCCATATTATTAGTCGGTTTCTGCCTAGCTGGCAAGCTTGTATTTAGGCCGCTGGTATCCCTCGCGGTTTACTACAATCTTGTAACCATGTTGGCGCAACCGATGCACGGCATTAGAAACCCCGCGAATAGACAAGCCGGACTCACGGGCAAGGGTCTTGATATTGATGCCGTGCTTTCTAGCCGCAAGGGTGCGGTAAACCTGCGCAAGGGATGAATTCGGACGGAATGGACGCTTGTCGGTTCCGCGTTCACCCCGCCGCCGCTTGTCGGTTTCACCCGTGCCAAATTCCTCGCGCAATTTCGCGGTCAATTCCTGCCGGATATCCTGCCGGACAGCCGCGACAAGCTGGTTGCAAAGGTCAATGATATGTTCGTTTTTGGTTGTCATTTTATCGGTTCCTTTCTTCCGATTAAAGGATCATTAAAAGAATAGTTACAAGCACGATGATCCAAACAAGCTTGTAAATGGTTGCGATAAATTCACCCATACTACGCCGCCAAGCTTTCTAGATATTGCCATGACGGGGACGTGATAACGGTTCGCACATCTTCATTACGCTTGCGCTGAACCATGTGCTGGCTGGCTGTATTTTTGCCAGTTTGCCGCTCGACACCATCCGCGCCAGTCCAAGTGACGTTGGTATGGGTTGCCCAGTGCGTCAGGGCATTATAAGCCGCCCACATGGTTGAACCTAGTTCCTGCTTTTCAGCATTAAATTGATGCATCAGGTAATTAAACAGCCGCTCATTTACTGGCTTGACGTGGCCTAATTCCGCCGCCTTGCCGGATTTGTAACAAACAGTCTGCGCCAAGATATCCCCGAATTGCTCATCCGATAGACGGGCACCCCGCCAACGGTTCATCAAATCTAGCTGGCTTTCCCACATGTTCAAACCCATTGCCGCCTTGCTAATCAATGCCGCTGGTTCAAGGTTTTTAGTATGTTTTGATTTTTGGTGGTAGGCCTTTTCACCGCCAAACACCAACGTATTGCGGCAAAGGTCACGATACGCCCCGCTGAATATCTGGAAAGCCCAACTCATATCAATGCTGTTGAAAATGTCCATGCGGCAAACAACATTGTCCTGCTTATCACCGACTGCATGTTGCAAGTCCATGAAATGCACGGTTCTATGTGCCCGTAATCCCCCGTCATAGATGCGGTCAAGCACCTTTACGTTGCCAATGGGTAAATCTGAACCCGCCAAAATTTCAGCATGATTTGCGAATAGTTCATCATGCGGCACAAGTTTATAGCTGGCACCAACGGGGCGGGTGTTCAACACTTCACCCGTTGCCGTATTCTGCAAAGCCGAATAATCGGGCATCGGTTGCGGCTCGACTAGTTCGTATTCAGTGCCAACGTGCGTTGATGCTATGGCCTCAATTGGAACCCGCCGGACGGAACCCAGTTCAGTAAAAAGCCGAATGTCGTTCACATCATTATGATGGTGAAACATCCCGCCGCCCTCGCGTTTATAGGTTGATGCGACTAAATTAGAATCAAACATGTTCGTTACCTTTCGTTGATTGAACATTTAACATAAACGAATCATACACCGATTTGACGTGATGGGAACCCCCCAACCCAAAAAAAATTCAGATAAAAAAACGGGACGGGAAAAAGTGGAAAAATTCCCGCCCCGCCCCGATGGACAAGCCCCGCTACTCAACTTGCCCGATGATGCCACCGCCGCCAGTAAAACCAACAAACCGATGCGGCATGGCACCCCAAAAAATAAGAAACACGCTGACAAGATATTGCCTGACAATATTTGCTAGTGTGTTTGAAACAAAACTTGCACATAGTCTGCCGCCCAGCAAACGGTGCACGTTGAGCACGATTCGGTTTGCCCCGTTTGTTCTGGACAGATTACCGATTTGTTTTTGGCTGGCTTGATTAGGTCGGCACTGTTCGCGCTGAATTGCCATTCCGGTGCATTACTGAAACGGACAGCGAATCTTTCCCCGAATCCCCCCCGTACTGCACGAATAGCCAGCCCGATATCACTTGTCGGTTTGTATCCGGTAAATCCCCAAATAGCCAAATTATCAAATTTGGTTAGTAGGTGTTGCCATAGTTCGACATAGTCCACCGAATAAAAATCACCCAGCACATGCAACCGGATAATCACCCCGCGATAGGTCGCGCACAGTTCCGCAACCTCTTTTTGCAATGCGGCTTCAAGTTCTGCCCCGTGCTGGATACGATGCCCAAACATCATATTGTTACCATAGCAATCATCCCAGTGATAGCAATAGCGGGGACAGGTTGCCCGTTCTTCTAGTGTCAGGGTATAAATCACATAGCCTTTAAACTTGCCCTTTTTGATTACGGGCAATTTATCTTTGCTTAGCTTTTTATTTTTAGACTGTTTCAAAACCGATTTGGATTCAGCAACCGTGCGTCGGCTTTTTGGATACATGGTCGCGGCGGGTTTGTTTATATCTGCTTTTTTCATTTGGTCGGTTCCTTTTCGTTTGTCGGTTTGCAAACGTTACGGATAAAATCCGGTATGGTCAAGCGGTTTTATTTGTTTACCTAGTTTTTTTAAATAGCAAGCGGGACAGGATAACCGCCCCGCCTCATTGGTCATGGCTGGTTCACCGCAATCATCACACGGATAATCGGGGCTGAGTGTTGTCTTGATATTTTGGCTGACAAAATCCACTGACAAAATCCCCCGTTAAAATTTAGGTAAATAAAGTCTGCCATCTAATAACGCGGCTGACAATATTTTAAGCTGACAATTTTCTACAGTGACATCCCTGCCGTTCCACTCACCATCGCTGACAATATCACGCAATCTTTTGCGTTCTAGGTTGACATTAATTAAGCGTGGATCACTTGCCATGTCAGGGTAGGCTGGCTCTATGTACATGCTCATCGTTTGTCTTCCCAGAAGTTGTCCCAAGTTTCCCGCATCAATTCGCCAAGTTCGTTGTCAGTGAAGTGCGCCATCAGGTCACGGTGTGGTTCCATCTGTTGCATAAACTCACCGACAAACTCACAGCCACCAATAACTGATCCGGCAATGTCGAACCATTTGTCTTCGTTGTCCATTGCCAATGCTTTCATCTTACCCACCACAATTCTCCCAATACCATGTCTTGAACTTGTGAAAGGCTAAAATCTTGTAGGCTTCCAAGTCAAGCGTTTCCCATTCTTTTAGGTCAAGCCCGTCAAACTCAAACCGACTTTCCATTTCGCTGTCCAGCATAACCATCAAGGCATTGGCCTCTGTTTTAGTTAGCTGTATCCAAACTGTATTATCTTTAGCCATCATCACACCTCGCCTATGTCGTATGTGTTTTGGTCAAATGCTTCCGGCACACCTTCAAGACTGTTCCAATAGTCCCAGAATATCTGATGTGCCAGTTCTTCTGCTTCTTCCTGTGTATCCGCACTAACAGGTATTTGTTTAGAGACTGAAGCGGTAATGTCAACCATAAATTTTCGTTTAGCGTTCTTCATCTGAAATCACCCAACCATTTTGCTTTGTGTTTGTATGCCAGTTGCCATCCATCCAATAACACTCATAGACTGCACAAGACACTTTGCCCGTGGTGTCATCAAGCCATACGTTTAGGTCAAACATCCTGTCACCTATCTGATACCCATACCATGCGTCATGCTCTTTGTCGCCAGTAAAGTAGGTAATAAAATCCGGCAGGGCATCAGTTTCGTAGTGGGCAATCAAATCCCTGCGTTCATAATCATTCAGTTGTAAGGTCTGCATCGTTCGGTTCCCATTTCTTGATACGGAAAAATATAGGCAAGTTTCTTTGTTTGATCTCTCGCCCCGCTCTGTCATACTCTGGCGTAATTTCAGGTATTTGTAAAGCCTGTTTCAATTCTTCAATCGTTGGTACGTTCATCGTCGGTTTCCTCAACTAACTGTGTTGACATTTTGTCCCATTCGCCACGCCGCATACGAAACTTCTTGTTTTGTACAGGGGTGCAAACACGAACCCATTTGTGTCCGACAACAGCCCATACGAGCCGTGTGCCGGATACTGGTAATCGCAAATCGTAGAAATCTACACGGTATAGTTTAGCCGTGTCCCACGTTGCTTCTTTTGGTCTAGCTATCTGCATCATTGTTCAAGTTAAATTCAAAATGTAAATTATCTGCGGCGTGTTGCAGTTCTTGCATTTCAAATAGCGATACAGCTTTTATACCGCCCATGTCAACATCCAGAGCCGTGTCCAACACAGTCTGCAACTTACTATGTAAATCAACAACTGCCATACGTTGCCCATACATTAATTTGTTTATAGCCACAGCACGTTCTGACTTTTCCTTTTCCCGTTGATTGTGCCAGTAGGCTATGCGTTCATCAGTTGTCATGTTTTCAAGCTTTTTAGCCATCGTTCGTTCCCTTCATTGATTAACGATACATAACCAATATCGGTTATCAAACAGCATGTCAACAAAAAAAGAAACGGGGCTGGAAAATTAATTCCAACCCCGCTCCCCAACCAACGAACGAAACAACCTCACGACACCTCGTAAGGTATTCCTAGTCTTAACACCACCTGTTTGTGTTCGTCA